AGAGTGTTCAATGAAAAGGTTTATAATATATAAAATGAAGGAAGCTAGAGGATAAACTAGCTTCTTTTTTTGTCTAAAAAAGGCGAACGAAAATTGGTATATACGTACGTATATATATACATAAATATGTAGAATTATGGTATAATAAGAAGGTAAGCGAGGTGGATAAATGAAGGTAAATAAGACAATAAGCATTGATTTAGAAGTACTAAATGAAATGGTAGCATATTGTAAAAAGAATAATCTTACATTTAGTGGGCTAGTGGATCAATTATGGAAAGCTTATAGTAGGACATTTAAGATATAGGGATAAATGGGGAGTAAATAATATATGTTTTTAAAAGGGGCAGGACAACAAGCTTCTAAGATAGCCCTAGAACTAATAATAAAGGGCTTTAGATATGAAGATTTAAAGGAAATAATAATAAAAGAAACAGGCTATAAAACACAGGCAGAACTAGAATATTTTGAAGATAAATTGTATGAGAAGCTAGAAAAATATTCTATGTATATTTGGGCTAAAGATATAAAAACAAATGAAGAATATTACTATCATAGTGTAAAAGAAATGGCTAAAGATACAGGAATGACAGAGAGTTGTATTAATGGTAGCATTTATAGCTTACATCTAGCTAATAGTATGTTCAAAGTTGAAAAAAGATATTTCAACAGTAAAGATATATGTAAGAACAAGGAAAATTTATTTAGTAAAAAAATAGGTAAGGTAAAGATAAGGCAGTATTACACAAAGGGAGGTAGGCACTTATCTAATCCTTTAAAAGTTATTGATACTCATACAAATAAAGTTATGCACTATAAAACAGGAAGAATATTTTGCAATGAGTTTGAAATGAAGGGATATAACTTATCTAAATATATATTAGAAGGATATAGATTTAAAGGCAGGTATAAAATAGAAAATGCCTTTTAAGTGGGTAATATAAATGGAATTTTTAAAAGTAGTATATATAGTATTATTTCTTTATTTTATATTTGAAATAGTATTATTTATAGATAGAAAAAACTCTAGGAGGTAAGGATTATGAACAAGATTTTAATTAGTGGAAGATTAACAAAGGAAGCAGAACTTGGCTACATAGCAGTAACAGGAACACCAAAAATGACATTCTCTTTAGCAGTAGAAAGAAACTATCAAAAGGATAAACACAATAAAAAAGTAGACTTTATAAATTGTGAAATGATAGGAAAGCATACAGAAAATTTATGCCAATACCTAACTAAAGGTAAAGCCCTTATGGTAGAGGGAGAATTAAATATAGATAACTATGAAAAAGACGGAGAGAGAAGAAGCTTTACAAAGGTTAAAGTTGATAAAGTTGAGTTCCAAGCTTCAAATAATAAATTTGAAGAAGCAACTGTAAATGGAGAGTTCCAAGAATTAGCTACTGATGATATACCTTTTTAGTTAATATATGGGGGAGTTATGGAACAAATTATAAATGATATAATCAATGAAATTATAGAGCATAAAGAGAAGGATAAAAATATGCAAGTAGATAACAAGGTAATAAAACCAAATCACTATAAAGCAGGGGAATTTGATGTAATTAAATTTTGTCAAATTCACGATATAAACTTTGAACTAGGTAATGTAATTAAATACGTTACACGTGCAGGTAAAAAGGAAAACAATTCTGAATTACAGGATTTATACAAAGCTAGAGAATTTTTAAACAGAAGAATTAAATATTTAAGGGGAGAATAATTAATTGGATATATATGGAAGCTATTTAAAGCGATTTTAAAGTGCTTTGAATAAGTTCGTTTACTAATCTTACCATTAAATAAAATCAAGTGCTTAAAATTGAAATTTAAAAAATATTTTGGAAATATTTGGTGTTAATAAAATATCAAATAAAGCATAACTTTAAATAGTGATTTCTGAAAGTATTGAAAATACTACATTCCAATTAACTATACCCTAAACGTATATTTAAAGGACAGTTTAAAATGGATAAATATGGAATAAAAAGAGGGCAGAAATTATGAGGAACACTTTAGGAGATTTAAACAATCATTTATTTATGCAACTTGAACGTTTATCTGATGAAGATATTACAGGAGATAAGCTTAAAGAAGAAATACAAAGAAGCAGAGCAATAGCAGGAATAGCAAAAGAAATAATATCTAATGCAGACATAGTATTACAAGCAAAGAAATTTCAAACTGAATATATACAGGAAGAAATACCTAAGATGTTAGAGGGCTAGATCCATATGAAAGCTAAAACTAAAAGAAGGTGGACCTTAGAAGAAAAACAATATTTAGAAAGTATACATAAAGGTAAAGGATATAGAGAACTTGCAGAGTTAATGACTGAAAAGTTTGAGCAGGAATATTCTTTAAATCAAATAAAGTATGCTTTGAGAAGGTATAAATTAAATACAGGATTAACAGGATATTTTGAAAAAGGCTCTATTCCTTGGAATAAAGGAAAAACAGGCTTTAAAGCTAGTGGTGGCTCATTTAAAAAAGGGCATATACCCAAGAAAACAACACCTATTGGAACTGAAAGAGTTGATACAAGGGGCTATACTCATATAAAAGTAGGTTTTCCGAATACTTGGAAGCCTAAACATAGATACATATATGAAAAACACTTTGGAGAAATACCTAAAGGCTATAATATTATGTTTTTAGATAAAAATAAAGCTAACTTTGATATAGATAATTTAATTTTAGTTAGTAATGCTCAAATAAAGCTTCTTAATCATAACAACTTAATATTTGAAGATAAAGAACTAACTAAAGCAGGAGTAAATATAGTTAAAATATTAGATAAAATTAATAACATAAATAAAACAAAGTAGGGGGAATTTATGTTTAAAAAGATAAAGATACTAGCACTATCAATGATTTTAACTACTACTATGGTAGGTTGTAGTAGTAAAACTGATGAAGCTAATAAAGATAACTTAAAGATATGTTTAATCCTTGATGAAGGTGGAGTAAATGACAGAAGCTTCAACGAAAGTGCTTGGAACGGTGCTTTACAAAGTAAAGAAAAATACGGTGTAGAAATTTCATACATAGAAAGCAAATCAGAGAGTGAATACCTTCAAAATATAGAAACGGCAGTAGATATGGAAAATGACCTTATAGTTGGGGTCGGCTTTAAAATTACTGATGTAATAGAAGAAGCTTCAAAAGCATACCCAAACCAAAAGTTCGCTATAATAGACGGAACTTATGAAAATATACCAAGTAACGTTACATCTATATTATTTGATGAAAAAGGTGCAGGATATGCAGTCGGCTTAATAGCTTCACAAATGACTGAAACTAATGTATTAGGATTTTGTGGAGGTATGGAGATACCAAGTGTGACAGGCTTTCTAGAGGGTTTTAAAGAAGCAATAGAACAAGAAGGAAAAGACATAAAAATATTAACTCAATATGCCAACTCTTTTACAGATAGTGCAAAGGGTAAAGCAATAGCACAAAATATGATTTCACAAGGGGCAGATATAATATTTACTTGTGGAGGTGGAGTTAATACAGGTGCTTGGGAAGCTTGTAATGAAGCAGGAATAAAAGCTATTGGAGTAGATATGCCAAGTTCTCAATTTTCTCCTAATATAATAACAAGTGCATTAAAGAATGTTGGTACAGGATTAGAACTTACTGTAAAAGACTTAGTAGAAGGTAACTTTAAAGGTGGAGAAGCTACTATATATGACCTTTTAAGTGGTGGAGTTGGTTACGAAGTTACAGAGCATTTATCTAATGAACTTATTGAGTATGTAAATAGCAAATTAGAAAGTAAAAAATAATGTTTAATAAGATATTATTAGCTTCTATAACTTTAGATAAAAAGAAGCTTAAAAAAGGAATTGATAAGTATTGTATTGTAGAATGTATTCCAACAATAAAGCTTCTTGATAAAGAAGAACAAAAAGAAGTTATAAAACATTTAGAAATAGTTTGCTCATTATTAAGGAAGTCATATATAAAGTATAAAGATAAGGGGATAAAAAATGGGTTTTAGTTACAAAACATATAAAGAAGTTGTAGAAGGAATTAATTTAATAGCTAAAAAGCTAGAAGAAAAAGGCGAAGATAATTATAAGTCTTTTGCAGTAGAAGAAAGTGCTTGTAGGTTAATAAGCTTAGGGAACAGTTTAAATTCTTATATAAGACATTCAAGAAGGAAGTAATAAGGGGGATAGTCAATGACTAGAGATAAAAAAAGATATATAGAAGCTTTACTTTATAATTATAAAAAGAATAAAGCTAGGCTTCAAATTTTGGAGTTAGGACTTATATCTGATGATGATTTTATTTTAGGTAGCATTGACTATTCTAAAGAAAGAGTTCAAAGTAGTAATTTATCTAGCTTAGATAATAAAATTATAGCTAGAGAAAGAGAAATAACAAGGCTTAAAAGAGATATAAAGTTAGTTGAAATATTGTTAGGTAGCTTATCAGAGAGGGAACATTTAGTTGTAAAAAGCTTTTATATAGAAAATATATCTAATGTAAAAATAGCAGATATGATAGATAGAGTTGATTTAAAGACTGTATGGAGAATTAAAGATAATGCACTAAAAAATATGACTAACTTAATTTAAAGGACTGTAAATGCAGTCTTTTTTTATTTGTTGAAAATATGCAACAAAATTTCCTTAATATTTCCCTTTTAATAAACTTTTAAAAAGCTTATTATGATATAGTGTTATTTTTATAAAATTTATATACATTTGTTTATTTTTTTTCTTTTATTTGATTTTATTTTACTTTGATTTTTTATTCTAGTGTATTAATTAACCTTAGTACACTAGCATTAAAACTCAAAAGGGGTAATTGAGTGAAAGAGAAAGCAAGAACTAAGGTATGGAAAGACATAGACGAAGTTATAAAGGCTACCATTGAAGTACCTAAAAAAATACAATGGATAGTTGAAGTTATGGAAGAAGTACCAAAAGGAGAGAAGTCTAAATTTTAGGCTTCTTTTTATTATTATCATCATTAAAGTATATAAGCCCTATAAAATGGGCTTATTTTTACTTTTAAACAAAGCAAAATAAGCTTATTTTTTTATATATAAATTTAAATAATAATTATCTAACAACTATCTAACAACAATGTAACAAATAAACATTAGTGTTTTCAATGGTTGTAGCGATTTGCTAACAACAATCTAACAACAATCTAACAACACTACAAAGAATAAATAATAAATATATAAATAATTAAAGATTTTATATTTTATATTTTAAAGGAGGTGGAACTTTGAGTTTAACTACTAAACAAGAAATATTTGTTCAAAGGCTTATAGAAGGAAATTCTCAAAGAGAAGCCTACAAATTCGCATATAATGCAGAAAATATGAAAAATGAAACAATAGATAAAAGGGCTTCTGAATTATTCTCTAAAGGGGAGATTAAGGGAAGGTATGAGGAATTATTAAATGAGCACAAACAAAAAGCCTTGTATACTAGAGAAGAAGCAGTAAATGATTTAATTTGGATAAAAGAAAAGGCTAGAGAAGATATTGAGTATAAAGGATTGAAACAAGCTAATGGTAGCCATTTTTTAAAGTCAGTAAATGAACTTTGTGTATTAGAAGGCTTATACCCAACTAAAGAAGAAGATAAAAAAGACACAGAAGAAGATATAGCTAAAGTATTAAAAGAAGCCTTGGAGGGGATTTAATGCAGTTTCACGAACTTCAAAAGAAAGTTATAGCCTCTATGAAGTATGATAATCCTAAAATAATGATTTGTAGTGGTGCTAAGCGAAGTGGAAAAACTTATGTTTTAACCTTCGTTTTTTTAATGCATATATCTAAATTTAAAGACAAAGGATATTCGTTTATTATAGGTGGAACAACTCAATCTTCTATTAGAAGAAACATATTAAATGACTTAGAAACTATTTTAGGAAAGACAATAACCTTATCTAAAGACAATCATTTTAAACTGTTTGGAAACAAGGTTTATTGCTTTGACGGTGCTAATGCAGATAGCTACAAAAAAATGAGGGGATTTACTGCCTATGGGGCATTTTTAAACGAAGCTACAACTTTACACGATAGTTTTATAAAAGAAGCTATTTCTAGATGTAGTGGAGAAGGTGCAAGAATTTATATGGACACAAACCCTGAAAATCCGACACATACTGTAAAAGTTGATTATGTGGATAAAGACGGTCAATTGCTTAGTAATGGTCAATTAAATATTAAAGCTTTTAATTTTACTTTATATGATAATACTTTCTTAAATAAAGAGTATGTGGAAAGTATAGAAGCTTCTACACCGACAGGTATGTTTTATGATAGGGATATTTTAGGCATATGGGTAGCTAGTGAAGGTGTAGTATATCAAGACTTTAATAAAGATATTCATTACATAAAGGAAGCTAATATAGGCTTTAAAAAATACTTTGTTGGGGTCGATTTTGGTTGGGAACATTATGGCTCAATGGTTGTTGTAGGGCTAGGTTTAGATAATAAATATTATTTATTAAAAGAATATGCTTATCAACACAAAGATATAGACGAATGGATTAATATAGCTAAAGATATTATAAAGGAATATGGAAGCATTAATTTTTATTGCGACTGCGCTAGACCCGACTATATTAATAAATTAAAAGTAAGTGGTATAAGAGCAATAAATGCTAGAAAAGAAGTTATGGAAGGAATTGCAACTATTGCAACTCTATTCAAAACTAATAAGCTTTTCATACTAGAAGATAATGTAGATATATTTAAGACTGAAATATACAACTATGTATGGGCTAAGGGTAAAGACGAGCCTGTAAAATCTAATGATGACGTTTTAGACAGTTTACGTTATGCAATTTATACAGATATGAAACTAACAGGAAATACATTTAATAGAAGTAAATACGGAATATAGAAAGGGGGATATTATGAGAAGATTTAAGCTAGATAAAGATATTGTAATAACAAAAGATTTAATACAAGAATTAATACAGGAACATTCAAAAGAACGTAGAAGAATATTAGAAATGAAAGCTTATTATAATGGTCAAAATAAAGCTATAAAGAACAGGCTTTATACTGATATAAATAAGCCGTCTAATAGGTTATATAGTGCATATCCTTCTTATATAACAGATAACTTTGTTGGTTATGTGCTAGGATACCCTGTAACATATAAATCAAATAATGAAGCTTTATTAGAGCAACTTAATTTAAGCTTCTTATACAATGATGAAATAGATAATAATACAACTCTAGCACAAGAGCAAAGTATTTGTGGTTATGCTTATGAATTATTATACATTGATGAAGAAGGTAAAGTAAGATTTAAGGCAATAGATACAGAAGATATGATAGTTGTATATGAAAATACACTAGAAGAAAAAGAATTGTTTGCTATAAGGTATGTGCTAGATCAAGAAGATAAAGGAATTGTATATGTATATACAAAAGAAAATATCGAAGCTTATTCAATAGATAAAGGAATACTAGGTGCAATTATAGAAGAAGAAAGCCAAGACAACTTTTTTATAGATGTTCCTGTTTGTACTTATGAAAATAACAGGCAAAGAATAGGAGATTTTGAAAAAGTATTATCATTAATAAATGCTTATGACTTTGCAAACTCTGATACTGCTAACGATTTTGAATATTTCACTAATGCTTTATTAGTTATAAGTGGTGTAACTATGAATGAGCAAGACGAAGAAGGTAGACCTTTAAACTTCAAAGATAATAGAGTGTTAAATTTTATAGATAAGGAAGGCAAAGCAGAGTATTTAATTAAAAATATAAATGATACTGCCCTAGAAAATTATAAAAATAGATTAAATTTAGATATACATAAATTTAGTAATGTTATAGACATATCTGATGAAAACTTTGGGAATAATCTTAGTGGTGTAGCTATGAAATATAAATTACTAGGTATGGAAAACATAGCTTCTATAAAAGAAAGCAAGTTTAGAAAAGGACTTATGAAAAGAATAGAGTTATTAACTCACTTTTTAAACTTAAATAATACCTTGAAAAGTGATTATACTTATACTGAAATAAGCCCTGTATTCACTAGGAACATACCTTCTAATGATGTTGAAACTGTAAATATGATAAAACAATTATACGGTATGATAAGCGATAAAACATTACTAAGTCAATTGCCATTTATAGAAGATGTTCAGTCAGAGCTAAAAGCTTTACAAGAGCAAAAGGAAAACACACTAGATTATAATAATTTAGGTGTTGAAAATGAATAATGAGCAGTATTGGGAGAATAGGGCTATTGTAAAAGATAAGCTTCTAGAAAAAGATATAGCTAAAGTAGAGAAAAAACTGTTAAAGCTATTTGAAAATGTTAAAGAAGAACTTTTGAAAGAATTGAGGGTAATTTATTCAGACCCACAATTATTTACACCTTATCAAATAAGCAATATAGACGACCTTTTGGAGAGTGTCTATAAAGCTATTGATAATTTATATAAAAAGAATGAAAAACAGGTTACAGAAGCTTTAGTTGATACATATAAAACTATGTATAATGAAGCTAGTGTTGATTTAAAAGCTTCTTTTAATACTGTAAATGAAGATTTAATTAGAGAAGTTGTAAAAACTAATTGGAGTGGATTAACTTTTTCTGATAGGATTTGGGAACATAGAGGAAAATTAAAGGTAGCTTTAAAAGAAGAACTTAGTAAAGGTTTGATAAGAGGGGATAGTTTACAAGATATATCTAGATTAATGACTGATAGACTTAATAATTCTTATTCTAATGCTATAAGGTTAGTAAGGACTGAAAGTTGTTGGATAATGAATGAAGCTACCGTTAATAATTACAAAGATAATGGCATAAAAGAATATGAGTTTATGGCATTTTTAGATAAGAAAACTAGCCCACAATGTAGGAAATTAGACGGCGAAAGGCTTTATATTGATGAAGCTAGAGCAGGTTTAAATTTACCACCTTTACACCCAAATTGTAGGAGTTGCATTATTCCAATAACTGAAAAAGTTGTTATTGATAAGCCTAAAGAAGTTGATACTGTAAAGGCGCTTGAAGATAAAGGGGTTAAAATAGATATAGATAGCTTTAAGGATATTGATAAAAGGCTATTTAAAGAAAATATAGAGCAATTAAATAAATTAATTGATAAATACCCTAAAATACAAGAGTATATTAAAGAATATCCATTTACTTTTAAAGCCGAAGATATGAAGGCTCAAACAAATGCTTATTGTGGAAGCAACTTTAATAAAGATGTAATGATAATAGCTATTAATAATAAAAACTATTATGACTATGATAGTTTAATTGAAAGAGCAAAGCATAGTATGGCTAGTGGTTGGCATTGTGAAGCTTTACTTGATAGTTTAAGTTCTAAAACATTGACACACGAATTTGGTCATATGATACATAATGTTATGATAGCTAATTATGGTAAAGATAATAAAGAGGAAAAAGACGAATATTTCCAAAAAGCTATGAAGGCTAATACACTAGAGCAATCTAGAAAAAGATTAAGAAGATATGATGAAATGCTAGTTAAAAAGTATAACAAAGAAATAATTAAAATAGCTAAAGGAATAGACCCTAATGTAAACACTAAAATTTCTGAATATGGAAGTAGTAGTGCTTATGAGTTCTTTGCCGAATGTTTTGCAAACTATGAATGTGGTAAGCCTAATACATTAGGTAAGGCTATGGGTATGTTCTTAGAAAGGGATTTTAAATAATGGTAATAGATGAAAGACCTTATTTTTTAAGTAATAAAAAATGGTATTACTATGATGAAGAAGAATTTTGCTATAAGTTAACAGGCGAAGCTACTAAAGAAGCCATTAAAAGCTATGAAGAATTTTATAGTGAATTTGATGATATGCATATTATTGATTAATAGTAAATATCTAACAACAATATAACAAATAAAATGTAGTGTTTTTAAGGTTTATAGCTTCTTAGCTAACAATAATCTAACAACACTACAAAGAATAATATATATAATATAAAGCTTTTACTTTAAGTATTAGCTTTTTTTATTGTCTTTTTACTTACTTAGACGGTAAAGAAAGTATGGTTAATTAACTATAATTCGTAAGTTGACGAACTTTAAACGGAAAAAGGAGTAAATTTATATGGAAAATAAGAACATTAACGTTAATGAGGTAGAGTTTGAAGGTGGAACAAACTCTACTGAACAAGTAAAGACATATACACAGGAAGAAGTAAATGAACTTTTAAAAGGTTATAAGTCACAAGAAGAAGTAAACAACATAGTTAATAAAAGATTGGCTAGAGAAAAAAAGGATATAGAAGCTAGAATTGAAGCAGAAAAAAGAGAAGCAGAACGTTTAGCTACTATGAGTGCAGAAGAAAAAGCAAAGCACGAACTAGAAAAGAAGATAGCTGAATTAGAAGCTAGA